CCCGCGTTTTCTTTATGTTTTCACGCTGGCGTTCTTTTTGACGTTTACGACGCAGTTGTCTGGCGTTTGTTTCTTCACCGTCACCGCCTTCATCTTGCGCATCGCGCTGGTCAGATTCCAGACGGTCATCATCGCCATCATTGTCATCATCCTGATCTTCGTCAATCTCGATGATTTCAATGTCGTCTTCGTCGTCTTCAATCAGATGTTCTTTGTCAGACATGATTCATCCCCCCACCAAATATGGGCTTGAATGGCGGTAGGATCGCCATCAACCGTGCCAACAATATCGAGATCATTAAAGATCACGAACTCCACCTTTTCACCCTTTTCACCGGGGATATCCCGACGCCAACGTGATCCAGCATACTTTGGAACAAATACAAAGTCACCTGCTTTGTACCAAGCCCCTTCCGGCCACAATTCCATCGTGCCACGATTCCTAAAAGATAGCGGCCCAACCGCTACTACCTTTGCCACCTGAGTGTTATCCTGTTCCGCATCTTTAGAATAATCTGAAAGAAGAATACCACCAGCTGTTTTTGTTTTTGGCCTCCGTATCTGTACCAAGACACGGGAACCAGTTGGCTTAATGCCAAAGTCTATATTGGGAAACGCTTCATCAATCCCTGATTGTGAATCGAGTTTCACCACGGCGGCTATAGCCATGATCGTCATCCTCGCTATCATAGTTCAAGCTATCTTCAATAATCGAGATAGCCTTCTTTACTCCGGAGAAGTGTCCGGTCACACGCCCATACTCAAAGGCGTCTCGTTGTGCGGGGCTACTCAATGAACTCTCGGCAAATGATCTTTGCTCTTCCTTCAGCGCGAGTAGCACCCGCTCAATTAGTGGAACTTCAGCAAGCCTTACCACCACGCTTCAGTCCTTTCATAGACTTCTGGCGGTCGTGCTTTGCATCCATTGGTGACTTTTCATATGCCTTCATAGACATACCGCTCTTCTTTGCGAGCTTCTTGTCTTGAGCCATATCCATAGCGCTACCTTCAAATTTTGGCATACCACCCTTTTTAAAAGGAGTGTTCTTGCCTTTTGGCTGCGGGATAGCTTTGCCCATTGCCATTTTCTTATGCTGGTTCATTGCACCGTCCATAATTAGTTACCTTTCATCAATGATGTGCCACTTTTGATATTGGTCCTATGACCCTGCTCAATTTCAGACGCAGCAATCAGCATCGCCGTTTGGTTGTCCTCACGGTTTATCTGTTCCTTTGACTGAATTTCCGCAGCCTTCATTTGCGTCGTTGCCGCAATCTTTGCCTGATCTATCTGTGCTTTTACCTGATCAGCTTGAGCGCGACGTTGCGTTTCAGCCGTCTGTATTTGCATAGCTACTTGGCTTGGGTCCATTGGCGGCGGGGGTTGGAAGGACTGAAGAACCTGAGTAGCCTGTTTGATGATTTCAGGGATTGCCTGCAACTGCTGCATTGCCTGTTGCTCAACGCGCAAATCAGCTGCTGCCAACATACGGTCAAACTCTTGATCGACCGCTGGATTGTCAGGGTCCATCAATTTAGCAATATCCATCCCTGCTGCTTCAGACGCTACCCGCACTGTCTCATTCACATACCAAAGAGCCAGATGGTCTTTGACATGATTGAGCATTGACGGGATTACAATTGGAGCCATGATCTGACTCGCACCCAGCAAGGGATTAGTAATGTAGCTCAAATGCACCTGAATATGGGACAGATGGTCCTGATCAGGGAAGGCTACGATAGGAGCGCCCATTGTTGCCGCCACGTTTTCATTGACGGCATTAAGCCTTTGAGGCTCAGGCTGTTTGATCAAAAGGTCACGGGCATTAGGAATCTTGGTCCGGTCAAGAATCATTTCCTCAACTTTACGGAGGTCGTAAAGCTGGGGCATGGCCTGAGCGCGTTGCTCGATAAGCTGTAGCTGAGCAAACCTTTGTATTTCAGAAAATATGTTAGGATCAGAAACCGGGACAACATCCATCGGCCCTTCAAAGTCTGATCTTTTAACAATAAGCTCTCCAAGCTCGTCAATGACAACCTGTTCATCAAGGTATGTCGCATTGAGCCTGTGCAGAACTTTGAGTGTTTTGCCCATTGAGTCATGCAAACGAGCATGGATTGCGTTGAAAACCGTCATTCCCTGCTCGATCAGAGCCAGCGTTGTGCCAACCGGGAGGCGGTCAGGATTGTCAGACAGGTCTTCAAAAGTGGTTCTTACAACTCCCTTTGCCGCATCAACCAAGAACCCCATGAGGGTAAACAAGGTCTGTGACGGGCCGGGAAATGGCAGCGGCATGAATGTCTTGCGGATATCGTCGTTGTTGGTGCTACCCTCGACTTCAATAACCTGTGTTGGTTGGATGTTCAGGCTTTGACCACCACGGGAGCCGCCCTTGAGCTTCAATCCGGTCTGGCTGTTTTGGATATGTGCGCTGTCCATAAGAGCGCGGAGAGAACCAGTGATTGCGGCTGACAAGCCACCAATCATGTGGACAATACCAATTGGGTAAGCGCCACGCCAAGGCACAAACGGCCACTCGATAATCCAGTCCAGCGCAATACGACGGGTATCATCCTCGTCCCAGTTGCGATAAATTGCCAATATCTCTTGAGAAACGGCATCTACTGTTACAACGTATGGGGCTGTGTCGCCTTTGGTTTCTTTGTCTTCGTCAATCTCGCACTCGACGTAGATTTCAAAGATTTCACGCAATCCGTCTTCATCGTAGTAGTCGTTTTGCTCACGGCCCTCAATTTTGTCGTTTGCCTGAGCGGCTTTGGTCTGTTCTGGTGCAGATACGGAGACAAGCTCAATATCGCGGTACAAGCCGGACAGAACACGACGGTCAAACTCCAGCTGTGTTACCAACTGACGGTGAGTTTTGCGTTCTGCCGTGTAGAATGATGTTGCCGCATAGGGCAAATACATATCATCAATGGTAACCATGTACGGACGAGGGCGTTTTAGCCTCTTATCCCACGTCAATTTGAGATATTGAGCGCCACCAAGCGGAACTTGCGTCAAAAGCTGCTCAAGTTCATTGCGGAACTCAGGCATTTGCTGTGTTAGCTGCCAGTTCATGTAGGTAGTTTTGCGTTTGGCCTTTTCTTCTTTTTCAGCCGTTGGCGTCCCTACAATCTGGTCCTTTACAGGGCCGGATGAAGCGCCTGTACGCGGGAAAATCTCTTTGATTGTGCGAGCAGCAAAGTCTACGCACACTTCTGTAAGGATTGGATGCACAACACGGGACGCACCTTGGAATTGTGCGCCTCCGGGGGCGTCATCACCCAGTCCGGTACGCTTGATGCCCTCTTCATACTGCTTGTCACGCAGTTTACGGGCTTCTTTATCACGGGCAATGGCGTCGAGAAGGTCTGTTGCCAGCTCTTTTAGTGAAGTTTCAGGAATATCTTCAGCAAGGTTTGCGTAAAACTCTTGGTTTTCATTATATTCCGTGCCTTCTTCCTCAATAGTAACGATAGCACCGCCATCGTCCGTATCTTCTACGTCGCTTTTTTCACTCTCTAGCTCAACTTCTTCACCTTCTTGGTAGTCAAGAAGCTCTTCTAGTGGATCATCGACCATGTTTTACTTCCGTTTTTGACTTAAAGGGCCAACAGCCCCGCCCATTGCTTTGTAGTAAACCTGCTCGCCGCCAAATCCGTAATTGTACGGGTCATTTGCTGCACCAAGATAAGTTCTTGGGTCATAAGTAGCAAGCCCTAGACCATTGGTAGGAGTTTCTGGCGTTGTTGTATCAGGTGTAGTCGGCGTTTTTGGCTTTGCAGGTGTTGTGTTTATTGGGATAACAGGGGCATCCCTGCCACCGTATTGATCTCTATACTGCTCCCGCGTCAAATTACCATAAGGGCCGTATCCCATTGTAGTCTCAGGAATGAACTGTGCGCCGTTTTGATAGCTGGCAACGGGGTCATAAGTCAGCATATTCTGATTTGGAGATGAGGCATTAGCCCCGCCAGTAAGACCAGTTAACAAGCCTTGTGGAGCGTTGCTAAAAATACTCTGTCCGTTTATTGCGTTTTCAGCCATCTGCCCAACTGACGGGTACATACCAGTTAAATTTGATCCCGCATTTACCAAAGCACCGCCCGGAATAAGGCTTGTTACTAAATTTACCCCTGTTTTTACAGGATGTTCTACAATATCATTAAAAATATTTTCAAAAAATGTTCCTTCTTTTTTAGGGGGCGCAGCCGCTGGAGGTGAAACAGCTGGTGCAGCTGGAGGTGCAGCAGATTTAACAGTAGTTTCTACCGGAGCTGCGGCCTGTGAAGACATATCAGGGGCAACAGTAGAAACATTTTTTGCATCAATACCACGAGTAAGTTGTTGTAAGGGAGTCTTAGCAACATAAGCTGATTCAGCAGAATCAGGTAAAACTTGGTCTTGAGGTTTGCTGCTTATTACAGGTCTTAAATTTGCACTACCAGCTATTGATGCTAGTGTAAGGTCTTTTGGATTGTATTTAAAATAATCGTCTACAGCAGACATTCCGCTACTTACCGCATCATATGCGGAACCAGCGCCTGACTTGATTGCATCCCACGCATTTTCACCAAATGATTTTTCCACCTGAGTTTCAGGAGTCATATAGTTTCTGACATCAGGAGTTATATTGCCTTGTTTGTCAAAGCTGCCAGTTTTTACAATATCGCTTCCGTCACCAAACGTAGATAGCGGACCTTGTGGATATTGGTTCCTGTTTGCTGCCATCTCGTTATAGGCATTGGCTAGATTCTGTTTTTGCCTTTGAGCTTCTTCCGCTGCTAATTGCTGCTGTCTTTGAGCCTCTTGCGCTCTTTCCATAGCAAGCTGGTCAGTAACCCTTTGACGGGCGGCGTCGGAAGCCGCCTGCTTTTGCGCTTCCGTTGGTCCAGTAGGAACATTGACTAATTTGCCATTGCCTACTTTTGCATAAAACTTGCCGCTGGTAGGATCATAGGCAACTTTGTCACCAACATTTTTTGTTGGAGGAGAGTCTTGCCTGTCTCTACCGCCGCCTTTATCACTGCCACCAGTGTTGCCGCCGCCCGGATTTGGACGAGCATCTGTAACACCGGAGCCGCGGCCTTGGTCTTTATACCCGCCTGAGTTACTGCTGGGGCTGCCGTTGCCACCACCATAAAGACCGCCATAATTACTATTGCCGTAATTACTGTTGCCGTAATCACCTTGTGACGGGTTATCAAATGCCATGAGTCCGGTATCAGGGTTGATTCTACCTGAGCCACCAGCCTGCTTTAACATCTGTGCTTCAGATGGATTGATATGAGCAAGCATTGTATCGCCGTTACGGCCTTTGGCGGCGAGGCGTTTAGCCATGTACTTGTCAAAGTCCAGACCGCGCTTTGAAAACTCTGCCTTCATGGTTGATGCCATGCGGTCACCACCAACAGTACCACCATGCGCCATTGCAACAGGCGAGATCGTAGGAGCCGGAACAGGAGCGGGGTCTGCAATTGTTTTGGTCTGGTCTACGGAAGACAAGGGAGGTGCAATGGAATTGGACCCCGGAGAATTGGAGAATGATCCCATAACCCGTGCAGGATACGGAGTTGATATAGAAGGAGGGGCAACGGGAGGTGTAAGCGGAGGAGTATCTTGCGGCATCAATCCGGTAGCAAACGGGCTTTGCTGCTGGGTTGGCTCTCCGGAGACAGGATAGTATTGCGGCAAGCCCTGTGATGGTTCTTGCATAAGTTCTTCCGATTGAACCATACCACCCGTCGCCATATTCAATTGATTGGACATACCTGAAAAACCATACGGGGTTGCCATGATGTCATTAATCTGGCGTTGGGAATTATAGACTAAGCCGCCGTCAGCAAAGTTAAGCGGCGACTGAAGCTCAGCCGGGGCCATTTTTGCTTGCGGGGCAATATCTTGGAAACCTTTAGGGCTATGCTGCATATGGGTTCACCACTGGACGGGGAGGCTGGTAATCAATCTCAGGCTGCTCACTGATTGACACATTAGCATTATCAGCCATCCAGCGCAAAGCCTGAGTGGCAGAATCAACATAGTCGTCGTGCCGGATAGACCCTTCACCTTGGAAGGAGCAAAGCTGTGACAGAAATTCCTCTGTCCACGTTGCTGGCGCTCCTGCCATTTTCTTGGATTCAACGACATAAACTAATCCAGAATGGAAAAGATGGGAGACTGCATGAAGTCTTTGGAGCTTAGAAGCCCTTCCGGGATTATAAGCAATTGGAAAAATTCCCTCTTTGTAGAGGGTTTGCCTAAG